ACTGCAGCATCCAAGTTGTCGGGGGACTTCATTCCTCTGGATCTCATGTCATCTTTGGATTCAATCTGGATTCCACCCTTTGGGCTGAACTTAAATTTAATCATTAGCATTTCATCTAGTAGCTTCTCATCTTCAAATGCAACATCCAAGATTCCCTGTTGCATCTTCTCTCGCATCTGGTCATAGTACAAAGCCCTAGCGTTTAGCCAGCGCAAAGTGTCTGGAGATTTACCAGAACCAATCATTGAGATAACTTTATACTTTTTAGAGTCATAGCTTGAGTCGTTCATCAAGATATCAATTACACCAGCGCCGATTCCAGAACCGTCAATACGGACTTCAACTGCAGCGTTGTCAATTGCTGCTCGGTGGATTCGCCCAGCGGTTTCAGTAAGCGTCACTTTGTTCCAAGTGGAGTGCAGGCGTAATCTGCCGTTGTGGTTAATGTAAATGCTGTTGTAGTCATCACCCATTCGGGCAACGTCCACGCCCATTACACAAGGGATGTCCATGTTTTCTGGTAGGTCGCAGTCAATAGCTTTGTCAATTGCAGTCTGCGTGAAAAACATCGAGTCAGATTCTTCTGGGAACTCAGCTAAAATCTTGCTCTTGAAACGAGAGCTTTCCTCACCCCACTGAGTTTTCATATCCTCTACCCAGTTAGGTTGCGGTAGCAACTCGGAAAGTTTTTTAGATACAACCTCACCAGTAAAGTTTGGGGTGTCCATCGCCGAGATTGACATCCGAGTCCAAGTGTGGTCGTTACGCTTAAAGATCTTTCCAAATGCGCTCTGGTAATCATCTGGGTTAGCAATGGCTAGGATGCGACAGTTCTCAGCGGTGGTGTTAACTTCGGCTGCGGTGAAAATCATCTCAGGGCAACCAACAGCCTCGTCAATTAAAAACAACACACCATCTGGTCGGTGCAAACCTTGAAAGGCGCTCATATCCATATCGGCAGGTCTGCGTCCAAAGGCAACCTGCTTTTCAATTACTCGCTTATTTCCCTTTTCATCAAAACCTTCAACTGGGATCTTCCACTCGTCACCTTGGGTAATTTTGCCAGGCAAGTTGTGCTCAACATAATGCTTGCGAATTTCTTCCCAAAGAATCTTGTTCACCTGTGCGTAGGTTGGTGCGGTTGAAACCACCAAAGAGTTTGGTCCACGGGTTGCTACCCACCAGCAAGCAGCGATTCCCATCGTGTAGCTCTTGCCAGTTGAATGGGCGCTTTTGACTGCGGTACGTTTATTGGTCGCAAGTGAGCGAAGCATCTCTTTTTGTTTAGAGTAAAGCTCTGCGCCTAAGACTTCCTCAGCCCAAAGTACTGGGTCATCATAGTAAAGTTCTTGCTTGGATTTAATCTGTAGCCCTTTGACCACATTGTCGATTACATCATCAATCATCGTCATCCTGTTCCAAGCGTCTGAATCCGATGTGCAGTTCGGGTTCGGTTAGGTCTGGTGCTATGTCACTTCTTGCCATGTCGACAATCGCCAAGTCTCCTTGTTTGGGGTAGGAGCATTTGTGTGTGGTGCGCCAAGCATTCAAAAGCTTAAGTTCGTCATTACGCTCGGCACTAAAGTTAGCTCCGCAGCTACAGGTTTCTGAAAGGCTCATTTACTTCTCCGCAGCTAAATCGTATTTTGCTTTAATTAAACCTTCTTGGGCAATCGAATCCAATTCCCCACGGGATACCTCTGGGTAAAGCTTCATCAACTCTGACTTCATGTGATTTAGCGCAATGTCAAAAGCTCGGCCCATAACCTTTGCTTGGTGCTCAGTGACCTTAATGATATCCACATCTAATTGCTTCTGCTCTGAGTCTAACCGCTGGGCAATTGTTTGTAAAGTCTGCAACAGCAATCTTGCTGATTGCGGGTCTTTCATCTCCAAGGCGTTCTGGCGCATTGACTCCTTGAGTTCGTTGAGCTCTCGAAGCAAAAGCTGACGGCGTTCAAAGTCGGTCCAGATGTCTCGGGATTGCAAAATCTTTTTAATGTGCATTACAGCCTGAGCTGCGGGTATCCCAGTCTGGCGCTCAATCTCATCTGCCGAAGCACCGTTAGCTGCAAGGCGTAGCAAGATCTCATCTAAAGCTGCTACTTCTTTTGGCATTGGCAATCTTCCTGAATCAGTGATTCAATCTTGTCGAGGCGTTGCATGAGGATTCGATACAAGCTGTCAATCATGTCTTGTGGGGTTGGCACGTCTTCTTCTAGCGGTTCCTCTATTTCAGGCACAGGGTCGGTGAGTGACCTAGTTGAGCTTGATTTTGTCAAAAATTGTGTGGCGAAATTTTTTGAGTTTGACATTTTAGCGAACCTCTTTTTTTCTGAATTCATTCAAAGCGATAAGTGCGTTGTCTAGGACGGTCCAGATTTCATCTTCGGCTTTTGATTCAAAGTAGAAGGTTGCACCGTTGACTCGGCAGACGTAAACATTTACCCCGTCACGGTCAAAGCCGTCAAACAGCCTGATGTCGATTGTAAAAGGTTTGCAACCCCAATCGCTAACTATGAACTTCATAGTCTTATTATAGTGCTAGGTAGGCAAATGGCTGATTTTGGCAAAACAGCGTGTACGGTTCGTAGACTGTTACGGCAGCAAAAATTCCACCTAAAATTGAATTCTTTCGGGGTAAGGCAAAGCCCGCCAAGCGGTGGGGCACTTGGCGGGCGGGTCTTGCGGGTTGGTCTAGCGTAGTGCCTTTCGGAATTCGGCTAGGGTTGTGGCTTGGGCTATCCAATAGAGCGGGCGGGTTGTTTTGGCAAACTCTACCAACTCAATCAGCAACCACGCCCACGCCCTAAATTCGGCGGGGTTGTTGCTTCCCTCGTGTTGCCTAAACTCTAGGCGGGCTTTCCGTCTGTCCCCGTATTGGCTTAGGTTGTGGAAGTGGTGCTGTGTGTTTACGGCGGTGAATTTCCCCGTCGGTTCGCCTCGGTGCGCCATTCCCTCGTATTCGGGGCGGGGCTTCGGGGCGTATCGCTCGGACTCTCGCCCTGCTATCACGGTCAATAGGTCGTAAGCCATTCGGTATGCGCTGATTACTCTCGCAACTTGGGCGGGGTTTAGGTCTGCGCTTCCGATGTTCAAGTGAAGCCCACATTGTTCGGTGATCCGGGAATCTTCCATTCCGGCGGCAACCAACACGGCTAATTCCTGGGGGTGTGTGGTGTTCACTCCGCCGTCTAGCGTGGTTATCTCTTGGTATTCCGTGCCTTCCTCATAGCAAGCACTACTCCCGCAACCGTGTTCGGGGTCTGCGCTTCCCTCAACCTCGCACGAATCGCAATCGCACTCGTGATAGTAGCAGTATCGGCAATCGCACTCGCACTCGTCGTTTCCTGCGCCCTCAATTGAGGAATCTTGGGTGAAGTTTAGAATCGCCCTATCCTCACGGCTCATCGCCTCGTGTAGTTCGTCTGCGCTTGGGGTCTCAAACTCGAATCCCCACGAACGCGCGGTGTCTTTCGGGGGGGCGTCCTCGCTGAATGTTGCTCGGAATCTCGCCCAATCGCTGACTAATTCGGCTTTCTGGTCTGGTGTTAGTTCGCTCATTTTTTTTGGCTCTTTCTCTCTTTGTGTGTGGCGGTGTTGCCACTCTCTTATTCTAGTCCTTTTTGGGTGGCGTGTCGTACATTTTGGGGTGTTTTTGGCACTTTTTTTTGTCGGCTTCTAGGGGCGTTTTCGGGGGGTGTCTGGGGTGTCGGGTCATTCTGGGGGGTCGTGGCTTCTAGGGGCGTTCTAGGGCGTTTCAGACAATAGGGCAAAAGTCAAGGGTTGTTATCTAATTGTTATCTAATGTTCACCTAGTAAACGCCCGCCCGCCTTTTGGACACTTGTTCGATTATTCGCCCGCCGTCTATCGAACACTTGTCCTATCAGGAAACTCTCAGGAAACTCTCAGCCAATTCCCCGGATCTTCTCAGCTGCGAAAATCGCCCGAATCTCGATCTGCTCGCGCCAGCGGGCGAATGCCCGCGAGTGTGCCTGCGCCAGCGCGAATTCCCAAAATGCCAATTTTGTGCCTGCGCTCGCCCGAATTCCCAAATCGTGCCTGCCAGCGCTCGAATTCCCAAATCGGCTCTAATGCCCGAGTGCGCTCGCAATTTCCCAAATCCCAAACTTCTCCAGCGTCGGGGGGGG